CCCGGATTCCCGGGTCTCGCGCGGAGGAAATGCCGCGTCCATTTAGGCCTCTCTCAGTTGAGTTAGTACATCATGACAGGTCGCACCAGATCGCGAACACGCCGAGGCGTGTCCCCAGGGTCCTACGGGCTATACTCCAAAACTACAGGAGCGCTCGTTTCGGGCCCTAACTATGGGGGATCAGGTGCTGCATGGCATGAAGTTTGTACGGATTCGACGCAGCCACGACCGTTTATTGTCGATCAACCTCTGTTGATCGAGAACTACAATGCCGAGGCGTTGCGAATATCAGGGGTAAAACCCTGGTCCGTTCTCAACGGTTACGAGTGGAGGTTCGATGGGTACAACCCGCCGAACAGAAGTCTCTACAGTTACTGCCCAGCTCCCGTGCCTATTAATTGGCCGTTCTGGGTCACCAAAGCGTTGGCGAATATGAATCCATCTCGTCCCGCAGTGGACATTCAGCTCTTTCTATTTGAGTTGAAGGACTTCCCAGGGATGTTAAAGGATTTAGGAGACGCCCTCGTAAGAAGGCGGCTCGGTCAAGGGGGTCCTAAGGACCATCTTGCATACTCGTTCGGTTGGGCTCCTCTAGTTTCCGACGTTCTGTCGCTGCTTAAGCTTCAGAAATCTATCGAAAGTCGGATCGCTTACTTGCGAGCACTAGAGAACGGAGCTCGTGTGCGCCAAACTTTGGCACACAGCGAGATCCTTCATGCAAACACTCCGAATGGCTTTGACTTAGCCATCGACGGGGCATCAATCTTAACTTGTGATGTCCTGACAACGGAGCGTATCCGTGTATGGTTTACTGCTAACGCAAAGTTAGTGAACCCTCTACCGGCGGTGTCCCTGACTCCAAAGGCTGTAGAGCTTTTGTTGTTGGGCGCCATACCTTCTGGGTCAACGCTCTGGGAAGCAATTCCCTGGTCGTTCCTTGTCGACTATTTTGCGAACATCGGTGATTACATGGCTGCAACCCGTGGGTGGATACCCTGGGTTGTTAGTCGTTTAAACATTATGGCCACGCAACAAGTCGAGTCGACTTTGACAAGGAAAAGGCATTTCGCTGGTTTTGTCTCCAGCGGCGGTCGCTTACAAACGACTCTGAAACACCGACATGTCGAGTCATATCCATGGCCCGTGATAACGAATGACCCCTTCTTAAGTGGAGGACAGATCGCGATCATGAGCTCACTCTTGACTGTAAAGGCGCTCGGACAGCGTGTCCGTGGCGTCCGTTAGTCCTTCCCGCATGGTGCGGGGAGGGAACCGTGTGATGTGAAGCCGACTGGTAAATCATGTCACCAATAGGAGTCACTCTTGGCCTTTGCAGACCCGCTAGTCTTTGCGTACGACGGGGCAAACTATAACCTCGCTCGTCTCGCACCGAAAGGAAACGCAACCGAGTATTTCGGCTACGGAACCAACTTGACCATCAACGTGACGGTTAAGCATACGATTCCGGAAGTCGGAAAACCTGGCGAATCCCATCTCCTCCGAGTAGACGTCGATCATTTTGACGCCACTACCAACGCTTTCTTGCGTCGGTGCTCGGCATGGTGCAACATCCGAACGGATGGAGCTCCACAGGAGGTCGAGAACTCTGAAGATGTCGCGGAAGCCCTTGCGGACTTCCTCATCGACGGGAATATCACGAAACTCGTGTCTCGTCAAAGCTGAGCAATCAGTCAGAGTTCTATGTGTTTCTACCTCAGGCAACGGAGGGGGGGGAGTAATCCCTCCCCATTCCTGAGGATCCTTAGCGGACTACTGGCCATCTCACCTCCAAAGGAGCTGAAATGAAACGTGAGGCCGACTTCGAACTTTCTGCCTATAGGGCTGTGTTCAAAGACATTGCCTTGTGGGACCCTGAACTGGAACCGTTCCTCGCTCTTGACTATGAGCGAATCGAACGCATCGTCACCTCGAGGGGACTATCGTATATCATGATAGACCTTCCGGAGGCAGCAAAGGTCGTAGACCAAGCTGTAGCCAGGGGTAGGCTGTGGGTTGATCAGCTCCCAAATTCTATGGGGACTGTTCATCATGGGTATCGGATGCAATTTCGGTGCTTATTCTCCATTGTCTTTGACGATGAGGGGTTATTAAGGGACAACGTGTCTCCCAACGCTTACCGGCATCTTCGGATGGTCTTACTAATGGCCAAGAAGATGAAGGAGGACTGCAGTGATGCAGCCATTGAAGCAGAGGTTGATACGTTTTTGCAAGTTGATGAGTCTTTACATACTCCTTTCCTTAATTGGGATGGGGATGACCTATTTGAATATAGGTCAAGATTCAGACAGTGTACTACTTCGCAAGGAGTGGTCCGCCTTAATATTTGCGATAGTCTCAGATCTGATCCAGACTTATTCCCCAACGGGGATGTAGTCAGACCGAAGCTTCTCGCTTTGGTTCAACTCGTATCGGATATGATCGTAAGATCATTCCCCGATCCGGATTGGAGGCAGATTATCCCCCGACATGGCCCTGGTGCTGTGGCAGATATGCGAACTGGAGAAGACAAATACCAGTTCCCGACTTGGACGGCTAAGTTGGAGGAAACTTTTCCCTTCAATTACTTTGGCCTACCTCGGGAGGATCTCGCAATCCGTAAGGAAGAGCTGCCAGTCCAGCTGGACTGGTTCACAGGCCATAATCTGCCCAAGACGCGAATGTCTCGGATACAGAAATCGGCTGACCTTCCTACGTCAGAAGTCAACTATCCAAGGAACACAGAGCCTCCGGTGCGGCTACTTGCCGTACCTAAAACGCTTAAAGGTCCGCGGATGATAGCTTCTGAGCCAGTGTCACATCAGTTTCTTCAATTGGGACTGATGAAGTGGTTTCGGGATAACCTTCCGAAGCCTCTCCAAAACTCCATTGACTTTAAGAATCAGGAGCTCTCTCGAGCCGCCTGTCTTGAAGCTAGCAAGGATGGTAGTTCTGCGACTGTGGACTTGTCCGCAGCTTCGGATCGCCTTTCATGTTGGACGGTTGAGAGGATGCTTAGGGCGAACCCTTCGCTCTTGTGCATTCTTCATGCCTGCCGATCGCGGTGGCTAACTAACGCCACTAAAATCGGTGAGCCATACTTCCATAGACTAAAGAAGTATGCTCCCATGGGTAATGGAACGACATTTCCGTTGCAATCGATTGTATATGCGGTGATTTCGATCGCTGCGATACTTTACGAAGAGGGAATCGACCCTACACCAGAGTCGATACTTCTCGCATCGGAACGCGTCAGAGTATACGGCGACGATATAATTCTTCCGTCGTCGGCAGTTCATTCCCTGTTTCTCAGCCTTGAACATTTACAGTTCAAGGTCAACCACAGAAAAACATTTGTGGAGGGCCAGTTCCGTGAAAGTTGCGGAATGGACGCGTGGAAAGGTGTCGACGTGACACCAATCTACATGCCTGGCTTAGAAACAAGGCTTACACCCGAAGGATTAGCCAGCTGGGTCGACGTCTCGAAAAACGCCGCCCGCAAAGGATATGATAACCTTTGCCGCTGGATGGAATCTAAGTTAACGCCTAGCCAGAGGAAACTTCTCCCTCGTAGCGAGGTATCACTCGGGTGTTTGACGCTGTATCCTTTCGCCTATGGCACGGACGATGATGAAGTAATAAAGACGCGCTATAACAGGCGCCTTCATCGCCGTGAAGTTCTCGGCCTGTCGGTCGAGCCTAAGAACGAAAAGGTGAAACGTCATTCGTATGGCGATCTCCTCCAGTACTTTCTGGAGGACCCAGAGCCCATAACAAAATGGACCGCGGGTTACGTCACACGAAAACGGGTCCGTTTAAAGACCCGCTGGGTGCCCGTCTACTAAGACGGTTTGGGTGACACCACGTAGAGTCGC